TGGAAGATAGACACAAGTTATGGAACACAAGGTACACTGGAGGACTTCTTTTGACAAAATACTTTAGATACACATTAGATGATATGAAACAAGCTTCAGATAAAAAGTTATTCAATTATATTTCATTCTTCTCTGGAGGTGGTGGTTCAAGTTGTGGATACAAACTTGCTGGTGGAGATTGTCGTTTTGTGAATGAGTTTCAACAGGTTGCAATGAATGACTATCTTGCGAACTGGCCAGGCACATTAAATATCTGTGGAGATATTAAAGATATAACAGGTCAACAGATTATGGAGATGACAGGACTCAAGGTTGGAGAACTGGATTTACTTGATGGTAGTCCACCATGCCCACCATTCTCAATGTCTGGTACAAAACAAAAGGGTTGGGGTAAAGAGAAAACTGCGTATGGTATGAAACAAAAGAATATCGAAGATCTGACTTGGGAACAGATACGCATTGCAAAAGAGATGCAACCGAAAGTTATCGTATGTGAGAATGTCAAAGGTCTTACAATGGAGTATGCAAAAGAACATCTACAGAGAATGGTCAACGACTTTGAAGAGTGTGGCTATACAACTGTCTATCGTGTGATGAAAGGTCAGTTTTATGGTGTTCCACAAAAGAGAGAAAGAGTGTTCATTGTATCAGTTCGTAATGATGTGCTTGATGCAATAGGTTTACCTTTTATGATACTTGATAGCACAGTTTTTCCAGAACCAGAACAAACAATGTCTACAATAGAAGATGCAATCAGTGACCTAAAACTAAATAATGAGAATGTATCTGAAGCAATAGAACTGTGTACTGCAATGACAAAAAGTGCTAAATATAAGTGGTTAAAAAGATTACCAAAGAACCCAGAAAAGGTTGTATCTGTGGGTGATGATGTGGTAGGGCCATGGTATGATAAGGTGATTGCACATAGAAAGAAATGGGGAAAGAGTGTACCAGATAAGAAAACATCATTCTACCAATCAAGACGAGTGCCTTGGCATCAAGCATCACATACTCTTTCTGAACAAGGATTACAAACGTCACTTGCAGTACATCTACATCCAGAGGAAGATAGAGTGTTCACCACCAAAGAGTCTGCACGAATTATGACACTACCAGAGGATTATAAACTAACAGGAACTTTGAATCAGAACCTTGCAAGAATAGGCTTAATGGTTGCACCACTTTGTATGAAATATCTTGCAGATAATATATATGAAAATATACTCAAACCATACGGAGAAGTTAAATGAAAAAAATAGTAGTAGAAAAAGATTTAGGTAAGAAAGAAACCTTTGAAAAGTGGAATGGAAAGTTTCTAGATGAAACATCTTATGACCAAGTTATCAAGGTGACAGATGAGGATATGGGTATAATGAAACCTATTCTATCACTTGATGGTACAGATGTTCCCCTCGCATATGTGATTACAAACGCATATGGAGATGACTCAGTACGCAACACTTTGATGACTATTGAGGATGTGTCGGTGATGAGGGCAAACTGTTCTGGCCCCATCTTAGAAGAAGATATGTTAAAAAAGGGTCTAAAGTTGGGTGTAGACTATCGACTACGAACACCAAACTCTTATCAACTTAAAACTGGTAGTGGTAAATGGGGTATGATAGCATATTCAAATGAGATTAATTCTGTGATGATTGGTTACAAAAGAGGTCGATTTACAGGTGGTATTGATAGTTCTGGTTGGGTGAAAGATAATCCAAAGAAGTGGGAGGAACTACAGGTCATATCACATTGGAATGAACTTGCTTTTAAGAAGGCGAATACAGAGGTATATGAGAAACAAAAAGCGTTCTGTGATAATCATATTGAACCAGAATATCGTATCGGTGGAGGTATATTCACAACACTTTCTGCAAACAGATATCATGTAGGACAATCTGGAAAGATGGGTGCTCATGTGGACTCTGGTGATTTAAATGCTGGTATGACCACAATGTCATGTTTTCGTGAAGGAGAATACGAGGGTGCATATCTAGTGTTTCCAAGATATGGAATTGCCATAGACGCTCCAGACAATAGTGTGCTCATCTGTGACAGCAATGAGGTGCATGGCGTGACTCAGATATCTGGTAGTGGACAAAGATTCACGGCCGTGGCCTACTGTGACAACAGATTGGCCACCAAAGGAGTTGCTGGTAAATCAGAGAGAAAGATAGGTAGATTTGCAGCTAAAGAAAGTGGTAATCTAGAAGACTTTATTTAAAAAAAACTCTTGACTTTTGAAACGAATCGTGTATACTATAAGTATAGTTAATAAAGAGAAAGTTAAATTATGAAAAACAAAGTGACCCAGAGAAGACTTCTGAAAAATATAGACCATATTTCAATAGCAAATTTTCTTTCACGATATATCGTAAAAACAGTTGATGAAGATGGTAATGTTATTTACACTATTAAAATTGTTAGAGATTTATCAGTTCAAAGAGAGGGTGTCTGGGACTTATCTAAAAAGATGAACTTCATTAATTCTGTTGTAAAAGGTAATGGTGACAACAATATGTTGCACTATGTTGATTTAGAAAAGTGTCGGTCAAAAGCAGAGAATACTGGTTCTCTTAATTATATGAAACACCTTGCTGGATTTATTTCACAAGGTGCAGAATTATGTCACCTAGATGGTGGAAATAGAACTGATGCGATAGTTGGATTTTTAACGAATGAAATTCCTTTAAAAGCAGATCACTATTTTTATGGTGAAGATGAAAATGGTGAAACTCTTTATTTCATTTTAGAGGTTGATACCTATTTTAAGGATCTTACCGAAGAACAAAAAGAAATTGTTTTAGACAATGGTATGTTAGTCACAGTAATTTATGAGGACTTAACCCAAGAAGAGAGAGCAGAACTTTTCAAGACATTAAATGATGGTATTGATTTAAATTCAGCAGAGAAAAGAAATGCAGAAGTTTCAGAAATATGCAATGGCATAAGAGAGTTAAATGACAAGTATAAGCAGTTATTCATTGATGTTGGTACATTGACACAGAAGAAAGCAGATAGATGGTTGTTTTGTGAATACGTTGCAAAGTTGATGAACACTTCAAATAACTATCTAAAGACAGAAACGTGGTCATGGGCAGGTTCTGCTCAAATTGACAAAGACTACAAGTCTGGTTCTGATGCAGATGTTAGTTTTGGTTCTTCTCTCAAGTTTTTTGAAGAGTATTTGACATATATAAAGTTAATCGCAAAGATGGACTTAAAAGACTCAGAACTATATACTTCCTCTGCATACATGGATTTATACTTGTTACTAACTTACATGAAGAAAGAGAACATAAAGTTATATGAGTTAAATGTCAATACAAAGAAAGAGTTTTTATATGCTTTCAACAATGAGATTGTGAAGTATTTTGGAGATGTGGATACTGACTATTATATAAAGACTACAAAAGGTATCAAGAGATATGAAAAATATGCTGGTGTCACCACGAAGACAACAGACGTTTGTTTGAATGCTAGAATGAACAAGTTGATAAAAGAGTTTATCTCAGTTCAGTTAGACAATAAGAAGTTAGTAAAAGTTACAAAAAGAGCAACCACTCATATAGAAAATAAAATGGACAAAGCATCACTTTTTATGAAACAAAAAGGAAAGCCTGCTTCTACTAATGATGAGATTGACGTTTTTAACTTGAACAAAGGAACTCATGTTGATCACAAAATACCTGTAAGAAAAGGTGGATCAGACAAGAAAGAAAACAAAGCATTAGAAACGTCTGGTTACAATCTCTCAAAGAGTGCAAAAGAAAAAGTTACTGCATGATAGCTATCGTTGGTGGTGTTCCATGCGCTGGAAAATCAACCTTAATAAGAGAAATAATCAAAGAATTAGGTTCGGCAGAAGATGTCGAACCTTTTCCTCTATTTAAATCTCAAAAACATGGTGATATTTTAGTTGTGGGCAGATACCCAGAAAATGAAACATTTGGTGGGACAGATAAATTATCGTATGGTACGATTAATAAGTTTAGAGATTTTATCATTCAAGAACAACCTAAGTATAAACATATAATAGTCGAGGGTGACAGATTTTTTAGAAGCGTGGATTTAGAATGGATTGTGGAAAATTATGATACAAAAGTTTTTGTTCTTACAGTTGACTCAGACGAAGAAAAACGCAGACACGTTGAGAGAAACGATACTCAATCTGAAGTATGGCTTTCTGGTAGACGTTCACAAATATCTAACATTCTTACTAATTTTAATCTCATGGGAAAAATTGAGGTTAGACAAAACAATTCTTTTGAAAGCTCTCAAAAGATAAAAGGAGAGATCATGGAGATAATAAATGGGGAGATACATGGCGAAAAATAAAAACTTAGAAGAACCAAGAGAAGGACTAATTAGGCAGGAGATAATTAGTTACGAACAAGATAACACTGGAATGATAACCATTCGTAGAGCAATCAGAAATTATTATGAGGATGGTGTGGATTTTATAGATCACACACATGATGAACCACTAACCAGATGGGGAACTAAAAAATGAATATGGATGAATATGGTGATGAAGTAGAAAAGTTGATATTGACACATGGTAAAACATATGTTGATAAACGATTGATGGAGAACACGTTAGGTCTGGTCGGTGAGGCTGGAGAGTTCGCAGAGAAGATAAAGAAACATATAAGAGATGGTAACGAGATAAATTCAACTGAGTTAGTCAAAGAGTTGGGTGATGTGTTGTTCTATGTAACTGCACTTGCAAATCATATCGGTTCAGATTTACAGACAGTTGCAACAAATAATATCGCAAAGTTACATGATAGACAGAAAAGAAATAAGTTACAAGGGAGTGGAGATAATAGATGAGTGAAACATTTATAAAGGAGTATAATTTTAGTGAAGAGGATATGCATCTTTGTGATGATTTGATTGAGTATCATAAGAACAACATGGAATATAAAAACTTAGGTAAGTCAATCGGTGCAAACGAGATGAAGAAGTCTACT